CAGTACCGGTGGGTTAATAATGTGCTTTGCCTAGAGGCTACGTTCGACACCACATATCCCATAGCTCCACAGACGGGGGATCGAGTGGCGTTAATCGCCAAGGCGGGTGTTGAGCTTGTTGGGCACATCGAGAATCCGGTATGGGTACCAGGATCGAATGGGTCAAGGGGCCGATTTGAATGTGACAACTCGGATATGGTTTGGAAAGGGTCGGCGGTAGGATCGGGGCGGATGGTGCGGATGGTTAAAGATAGCGCGCACACAATAACCTATGCGTGTGTGCGGAAGGGCATAAGGAAGGGACGATGGTTTCCCGCGAGCTGATCGAGGCGATCGTGGGGGCGCGGGGATAGGGTGGTGTGATGAGAAATCAGAGTGAACCTGATTTGTCGGGGATGGATGCCTACATCGGTGATATGGAGCGGGACTACAGGGTCCCCGGTTACCGGTGTAGCTGTGGACGGTGGCACGATGTCCTGGGAATCAAGCCTGGGGTCGTCGCGTTTGATCAGGAAAACGCAACGATAATGCGGCACTTAGGTAAACGGTTGATAGCGCAAGCCGAGGCGAAGGAAAAAGGAAGAGATGGTGACCATCATGAGATCAGAACATACGACAAAGCGAGCGACCGAAATTGCTGCCCGGGTCTGGTGTGACCAGGACATGAGCGACATTGTCATGGACAGCCAAGCTGTTGAGGCAATCGCGCATATCATTGCAGCAGTCTTGGAAGAGCAAGAATCACGGGCGACGATAACTTAGGTTGCGGAGCAACGTCCGTCCGGTAGGCCAACCGGGCTGATTTAAGCCAAAAGCTGAGCGGCAGTATGGTGCCATACCACCATGCTGCCGTTTTCTTTTGGCGCCCCGCCTGTTTCGGACTGAGCAATGTGGGCAGAGAGCGACTGCGAGATGTTGTTGAGGCGAGGCTGGACTTTGTTCGTAAACTTGTCATGGAGGGATGGCTTGATGAAGACATTGTTCGTAGGTGTCACAAGTCTACTCTGTTCATCAAGACGCGGTACGCAAGCAGTCACGTCAAGCACCGGATTGGTAAGCGGACGATCCGGCAATGCTACCTGTACCGCGCCAAAAAAGAGTTTCGCGAACACTATTTTGACACAGCAGAGGAAATCGCAAAAGCGTGTAACGACTTCGCCCGTGCGCTCAGTTATGCACATGAGAAGAAAAGCGCAGAGGGCGTGGCACGGGTGTGGCGCGAAAAGGGTCGCATGTTGGGCCTGCGCCGTGCGCCCGACGTTGAGCATGACTTCGATGGCGCGGCCCTACGGGAACAGGTCGAAGCGATGGACCTATCCATCGGGCCACCGGGCAAGGACGGCGATTGATGGCTAGGGCGACTATTCTAATTGAAGCGGAGTTCGTCAATTCAGAGGCAGTGGCCGATCTCGCAATCGCCCGGCTCTTAGCGCATCAGCTCGACGATGACGATCAGCTAGTGGCCGAGATTCGGCGACGACTTGGCAAAGCGGTTCAAGGTCTTGTGATCCGATCGCAGTGTATGCGTCGACGGCCTGGAGTAGGGGGCGGTGAGCATGGGAGTTAGTTGATGGCCAACTTCATCTACAACGAGGCGAAAAACCAAATTCTCCTGGGCGGGATCGACTTCAGCAGTGACGACATTCGCGTGCTGTTGGTGATGAGCAACACGACGGCCGACACCGAAGACGACAAGGACACGCTCGACGACTTCACGACGTTGGACGAATACGACGGGGCGAACTATGGCCGCGCGGAACTAGCTAACGAGGCGGTGAACGAGGATGCGGGGAACGATCGGGCGGAGTTTGATGCGGACAACGTGACGTTCTCGACCCTTGGGGTGGGCACTCGCCAGTGTCAGGCGGCCATCGTCTACAAGCACGTGGGCGCCGATAATGCGAACATTCCAATCGTCTGGGTTGATACCGTGGGTTCCGGGCCGACGTTCCCCTTTGACGGGAACGGCGGCGACATCACATTGCAATGGAATGCCGAGGGGATCATGCAAGCCGCGTGAGAGGGACTCGTTATGGCCGTATTGTCTGACGCTGAGCGTCGAAAACTTTGGGCCGAATTCATGGACGGTCAATCGGCGGCGCGGGCGCAGATGGGCACATTGACGAAAGCTGAGTTACGGGCGGCAGTCGATGCGGTAGATGAGTGGGTTGACCAGAATGCGGTGAGTTACAACGCGGCCCTGCCGGAGCCCGCGCGTCAGCAATTGAGTGCCCGGCAAAAGGTGGCGATACTCGCAGCGGTGGTGCGGCGGCGAACGGAGGTGCAGCATGGCTAGCGGCGAGTTCATAGCGTCCATCAGCCCGGCAGAGCCGACGGGCACCGACTATGCAACATTCGATACGATTGAGGGCGGTTCGACTGTCCCAGAGCGTATTGGGGTCTATGACTTTTCCGGCTCGGACGAGGAGTTCATGGACTTCGCTTGTGTGCTGTTGCCTCAGTATGATGGCGGCGGCCTGACCCTGCGGATCATATGGAGTGCGTCAGTTGGATTTGCGAATCACACAGTGTGGCAAGCAGCAATTCGTCGGGTCGCCGATGATGCTGAAAATCTGAACACCAGCCACAATTATTCCTATCAAATCGTAGAGGCGGCAGCACCTTCTGCCGTTGGCGAGGTGTCTTATGACGAGATTACCTTTACTGACGGCGAACAGATGGACGACCTGGAGGCGGGAGAGAAGTTCATCTTGCGGATCAAGCGTGATCCTGCACATCCTAACGACGATATGGCCGGCGATGCGGAACTACATGCCCAAGACCTGCTGATCAAGGAAACCTGATGGCCCTCTATTTCGATCCCGGTGTGTCCGATCAGTACCTCGAGGCTGCATCCGTGCCAGTCAACGGACTGCCCCTGTCCTTCTCGTGTTGGGTGAACATGCAAGGCGCAGCCGTGGGCTATAGGACACTCTTCGGCATCTTTAGTACCGTTGGTGGCAACGGCCTTTATTGCTTAAGGGCAAAAGAGGATCAAGGTTTCCCGACTAATCCACGATTCCAGGCCGAGTCCAATGACGGCACAAAGGGGGGGCGAATACTCGTTACGACGACTGCGGACTACGCGACCCATACGTGGCACCACATTGTTGGCGTCTTTTCGGATAGTACGCAGTGGATAATGATGGATGGGGACAATTACGATTCCGTAGGCGCGGCGAAGTCGTTTAGTAGCTCGGACACGACAAGCATTGGGCACAAGATTGGAGCGGCTGGAGGAAGTAACGGAGTAGACGCTTACCTGGCTGAGCTTGCTATCTGGAATGTGGCGTTAGATGCACCATATGAGGCGATTGCTCTTGCTCGTGGGAGAAAACCTAATCGGGTACGGCCGGGGAATCTCGTGTTCTATCGGCCCACGGTCCGGGACGAAGATATAGACATAGTGGGAAGAATGAGCATGATCCCCACGGGGCCGCCCACCGTCGCGCCTTCCCATCCTCCGATCATTGGAGACTATCGCGCCGGTCGGGGACTGTTTGTAGAGCCTGCGGTAGCCGAGGACCGCACTTTCCTGCCCGAACCAGCAGTGCTCACCCTTGCGCCCGTTGCCCCCGCGTTGTTGCCTGTCTTGCAGCTTGCCCCCGTAGCCACGGCCCTGGTCATGGGCGCGCCGGATGTAAGCATCGCCTTGGGGGCCTTGACCTTCGAGCCCGAACCGGTAGCTCTGACGTTAACCGCCCCGTCGATCACCCTAGACATAGAGATCACCGAACGGGTGTTCATGCCCACCCCGGTTGTGTTTCAAGTCCTTGCGCCGGATATCCTGTTGGGCCTTGGTGCGTTGGTTTTGCAACCGGCTGCCATCGCGATTGAGACTACTGCGCCAAGCATATCGATCACCCTCGGCGAATTGGTCTTACAGCCGACGACCACGCCATTGACTCTGACCGCCCCGTCAATCGGCCTGGACGTCCAGCTGGTCCTACAGATCGGGCCGACGGCGCTGCAGCTCTCCGCCCCCGACGTAGCTCTGGGCTTGGGCGCGCTGACGCTACAGCCGGTAGCAACCGCCTTACAGATGACGGCACCAGATGTGTCGATCGTCTCGCTGCTCACTTTGCAGCCGACAGCCACGGTGCTCAACATCGTGGCGCCTGACATTGGGATTGAGCTTGGCGAGCTGTTGCTGCAACCATCGCCAACGGTGCTGCAACTCGGCGTACCAGCACCGACGATAATCCTCGGCACCTTGACCCTTAACGCCGAACCGACGGCGCTCTTGCTGGGCGCGCCGGACGTGCTGCTGGGCTTGCAATTGACGCTCAACCCAAGCCCGATCGTCTTGCAGGTGACTGCTCCGGACGTATCGGTGACCCGGGTTCTGACCCTGCACCCCGACGCGACGGTCCTGGCCATCGTGCCGAAAGACGTGGCGCTCGAGCTAGGGGCGTTGACTATCCAGCCCGTGCCGGTGGCCCTGACGTTGACCGCGCCGGACATTCGGATGTGGACCTACGGCCGCGAGATGGTACTCGCGACGTTGCAAATAACCAGACTTGTGGAGGCGACGTTAGCGATGGCTGAGGAAGTAGCTGTGACGTTGGACATCCGAAAAGAAGTGGCCATCGACCTAGCTGTGCGGCGAGAGGTTGATGTCACATTAGCCGTGGTCCAGGAGAAGGCTGAAACCCTGAGCATACGGACGGAAGTAGAAGCGGTCCTGGAGCGATAGCATGGTCGAAGGGCATGTACACCAGAATGATGTCGGTACCGTATTCGTAGTGACTGTCGAGGATAAGGGTGTCGTAGTAGACGTGTCGGACGTGGATGTCAAGCAACTCCGCTTCCGCAAACCCGATGGGACGGCGTTTGCCAAGGACGCGGCATTCGTTACTGACGGGACTGACGGCAAGATCAAATACGAGGTCGAGGACACCACGATACTCGACCAGGCTGGCACCTGGGATTTACAGGCGTTCGTTCACTGGGAGACGGGCGATCAGTGGGGTACTGATTTGCACGAGAAGTTCCAGGTCAAGGAGAATTTGGCGTGACATCGATCGATCTGACATTCGCCGATACTGCCCCGCCTGTAGTTACCATCCGTGATTCGGACACCGGCGAGGAGCTTCTAGTGACGAAGATGGAATTGATTTGGGACGTTCAAAAGCGCGGTCCCGCACAACCGCACGGTATCATATACCGTCTTATCCCCGATGCTGATGGCAACCCGCAGATAAACGAGTTGGGTGACGGTCCACTCGACGAAATAAAATCGGTTGTAGTCAAGCATATCAACGGAGTGCGTGTAGCGTAAGAGTGTGATATGACTGCCGTTGCTGCCAATCCGATGCCTACTCGAGACCAGCTACCGGCCACGTGGTTCCCGCTCAAGCGCCACCCCGTACGCGAGGCGCTGTGGAACTGCAACAAGCGGTTCGTCTATGTCCCCGCCGGCCGCAGTTCAGGCAAGACCGAAATCGCCAAACGCCATCACGTCCGCTGGTTGCCGGTCCGGTTGGCGACTGATAAATCGTGGGTCAAGCGCATGTACTTTTTCGGCGCGCCGACCGAGCGGCAGGCCAAGCGCATTGCTTGGCAACACCTGTTGGACTTGATCCCGAAACGATGGGTGCCCGATGGTGGTATATCGATCTCTGAACTGCGCATTGAAACCGTGTTTGGCAGCATCTTGTACGTCGTTGGAATGGACAAACCAGAACGCATCGAGGGCGACCAGTGGCATGGATGCACGCTTGACGAAAGCTGTGACCTCAAGCCCAAGACGTTTGAGCGGAACGTGCTCCCCTCCTTATCCCAGTTCAACGGCTGGTGCTGGCGGATCGGTGTGCCCAAGCGCCAAGGTCCATCCGCTGGCGAATTCCGGGCCGGTTACGAGGATGCAACAACTGGTGATGACCCGGACGCTGCGGGCTTCCAGTGGCCCAGCCGCGACATCGTGTCGCGTGACACACTGGAGGCCGCCCGGCGCCGGATGGATGCCAAGGAATACCTCCAGCAATTCGATGCCCAGTTCCTGGACGCCGGGGGTGGCGTGTTTCATGCCTTTAGCCGTACTCACAACGTCAGGCGATGCGAGTACAGTCCGCAATGCCCCATCGTCGTCGGTATGGACTTTAACGTCGATCCCATGGCCTGGACGCTTGGCCATCGACAGGATGACGCCCTGTTCTGGTTCGATGAGCTATGGTTGCGGGACACCAACACTCCCGATGCGCTGAAGGTGTTGTGGGGCAAGTACGGCGACAGTCACAAGGGCGGGTGGAAGTTTTACGGTGATGCAACCGGGCGTGCGCGAAAGACCAGCGCAACCACTACTGATTATCTGCACATCCTCAATCATCCGGGTTTCAAGGCGGCTGGGCGAACCGTTCACTTCCCGGACGTCAATCCCGCCCGCGAAGATCGGTTCGCCGCCTGTAATGCCATGTTCTGCAATGCGGCGGACGAGCGGCGGATGTTCGTTGATCCCTGCTGTGAACATCTGATCGAAGACCTGGAGGCCCGTGCTCGCCCACCGGGCAAGCGCGAGGTCGAGGATAAAGATGACCGGGGCCACATCACGGACGCCATGGGCTATGCCGTCCATGCCCTATTCCCCGTCATGTACGAGACCGACTACAGGGGTGGGATCACCATCACTATGGGAGCGGACTAACATGTTCGAGCGATGGCCACAATTGCGACGGGCTCTACAACTCAGCAAGGTCGATACCGGCGTGGGCGAGCAGACGGGCGCCCAGACGGTGACGGTCGCCATGCACGGCGGGGAATTGTCCAAGACCCTGCCTGCGACGTACGCGACGTACCGGATCATCCGCCGCCACCCGACGATCGCCCTCACCCGCGCGATGGTCGTCGCGCCCGTTGCGGCTGCCAACTGGGCCGTTGAGGCCGACGACGATGTGTCTGACGACATCGTGACCGAAATTCGAGAGCAGTTTCTACCCCTGAGGGAGTCACTCATCAGAACCGCAATGACCTTCGGTCGTGTGGATTTCGGCTGGCAGGGGTTTGAAAAGGTGTTCGGTATCAAGCGTGGACGGGTGGTACTCCGCCGATTCAAGCCGTTGCTCCATGACATCACGACAATCCGCGTGGATGGCACGACCGGAGCATTCGCCGGATTCATTCAGCGTCCCCTTACCGGGAACGAGAAATCACTACCTCTGGAATACGCCCTTAACATTCCGTTCGACTGCGAAGGCAGCAGTTGGTACGGCGAGCCGTTGCTGGAGAATGCCAGGGCTTTGTATACCAAGTGGGACGAAGCTGATTCAGGTGCCGCTCGGTATGACAAGAAGATCGCTGGCATCTTTCAGATCGTCAAATACCCGCGCGGCACTGAGCTGGTCGACGGGGTCGAAACGCCTAACGACGAAATCGCGGCCGCTATTCTCAAGGCGATGAAGAGTAGTGGCGGCATAACCATCCCGGTCGGTCGTGCCAGAGACGCACCTAACTTGGAAAACGCCGAGCCGAGCTGGGACATCAGCCTACTCACTGCGGCCGACAAACAGCGATCGTTCGTCGATCGGCTCAAGTATCTTGATGCCATGCTTGTCCGGGCCTTACTCGTACCTGAACGCGCGGTCTTGGAAGGCGAGTATGGTACCAAGGCTGAGGCCGTTGCCCATCAGGGTATCGCGTTGACCAGTGCCCAGTTGGCCCACCAGTACATCACCCAGATGGTCAACGACCATGCGGTCGATCAGATACTCGCCCTCAACTGGGGCGACGACATGCAGGGCAAGGTCCGGCTTGTGGCCTCGCCGATTATGGACGAACAGGCAGCATTCTTCCGGGACCTGTACCTCAAGTTGTTGCAGAGTCCCGACGCCCTGATCCGCGAACTGGATACCCTCGACCTTGATGCGATCAAGGATGTGTTGGGCCTGCCGAAAGTCGCGCAAGTGGACCACGACGACACATATCCACCGCTGCCTGGCGTAGATGTACGGGGACGCATGGGGACGCTCATTCGAGAACTGTTTGAACAGCGAGTGGAGTCGGGTAATGGCGACTGAGGCTGATAGGCAACTTGTCCGTCGCATGGACGCCGATGTGTCGCGGGTGATTCGCAAGGGCCTTACCAGCGCGCGGCAGATCGGTGCACGCGCCGAGCGCGCGGCCGTCAAGGCCTATCGCCAGGGGTTGGATTACGGGGCGGCGGTGACGACCGAAATGGAGGCCCTGACCGAACTGCTGGCCGATGCCATGCTCCTCGCCCGGTTGATGGGCATGAAGCGCGCTATCGCCAGTCGGCCAGTTGATATGCGGCGCAGTCCCTATACCACGATGCTGCGAAACCTGGCGTTTCTCTGGGGCGCTGATCAGTTGGCTTTGCGCCATGCCCAGGAATTCAGCATCGCCGAGGCCGAGCTTACGGTGGCCCAGACCGGCCAGCTCTTGCGCCGTCGTCTGGACCAAGCGGCTACGGTTGTCACCATGCAGGGCCTGCACGTCCGAGAAGGGACCAAACTCTTTCACCAGGTGTTTCGTGCCTCTGGTCTGGTACCCCGGAATTCTTTCACGGCGCAGAATCTCCTGCGGACACAGGCCCAGATGAGCTACGCGACCGGACGCTACGCCGCCGATCAGGACCCGGCGGTACAGAAACGACTGTGGGGCTACACCTACGCCACGGCAGGCGACGAGGCGGTGAGGCTCAATCATGCGGCATTGGATGGTATGACCTTACCGAAAGACGATTCCCGCTGGGAGACGATGTGGCCGCCTAACGGTTGGTCATGCCGTTGTCAGGCCATCCCGGTGTTTGATGAACGGCCGGTGACCAAACCCGATGCGACGGTAACCATCGGCGGGGCGGAGGTTGTGCCCGGCCCGGACAAGGGCTGGGCATTCCATCCGGGTAGGAACGGCAGGACGGGATTAGCAGCGTAGGAGCGCATGATATGCCATACACAGCAGAACACGCTTGCCGGGTAAACGACCCGGGGAAGTACAAGAGCTTCCGGCGACAGACGGGCAAGGGCGACCAGCCGGATATGATCTTCGGTATCCGCGCCGACGGCAAATCCGAAGTCCAGTCCTTTCGGTTCCCCGTAGACCGCTTCACGGAAGCCGCAGCTAGGGCATTCTGCCGGGAGCACAAGGGGCGATTCGAGAAGTCGGTCAAACCGCAGGCCGCGCGACTGGTCCTCAAAACAGAACCGCCGGTCTGTATTTCGGCCGAGATCGCGGGCGATGCGGGTCCCTATCGTCGATTTCGTAAGCACCTGATCAGTATTGGCAAGTACGTCAAAGAAGATCAGGGCTTAGAGTTCACGGTCACCGATGCCGTCATGCGGCATTGGGTCGAAGCGTTCGATGCGATGACTGCCAATGGTGTGACCATCCCTATGCCGGACGCACACGAAACGGCTGGGCAGGCGGCACACAATATGGGATATGTCGAAAGTTTGTTTATCGATGGGGATAAGCTGATTGCCAATGTCAAGCTGATTGGGCGGGATGCTCTTGATGCTGCTGCTCGTAACGACGTGTCGATCAGTGTCCCTCTTGACTTTGTAGATGGAAAAGGTGTGCGGTATGGGCAGGCTATTGAACACGTGGCTTTCACGCCAGAGCCGCTGATTCCAGGCCTCGATCCGTTCATACCGTTAGCCGCTAGTCGATGGCGTGTGGAGAATGCGACAATGAATTGGGAAACACTCGAAAACGCTCTCGGCGTAGAGGGCTTGAATGATGACACGGCCAATGACCTGATTACCAAAGCGTTTCAGGCGCAGAACAAGGACACGGCTACGCTTCAGGCGTCCCTCAATGCCAATGAGGCCAAGCTGAAGAGTACGGAGACGACACTCGCCGAAGTCCAGGCCAAGGTCCAGGCCGAGCCTGAAAAGTTGGGACCCGTAACTCTAGACATGGCGCGCAAGACGCAGGCCACGCAACTGGACATGTTGGTCCAGGCGAGCAAGATCACGCCAGCCGTGCGCGATGGTCTGCACGCGCTATTCATCGGCGACAACGGCGACCGCATCCAGGCATCGGCCGCCAATGGCACGCATCGACTCTTCGATGACGTGATCAGTTTGTTCGAGAAGAATGACCCGGTGGCGCTCGGCGAAAAGACCGGCCCGCAGACGTACATGAAGCTGAGTCGCGAAGAGGCGTCTGCGGATTCGCTGCTCAACCGGGCCAAGGCCCGGTCTACGGCTGCGGTTGCGGGCTGATCGCCAATTGTTGTAAGGACAAGAACACAGAGTTGGCGGCACAACAGGGAGTATAAAACATGGCTACGCTTACTGAAGCGACTAGGGTCGCCGATCTGGTAAAACATGAGCCGGATAAGTACGCCGGCCGGGACACCCCGTTTGTAGACCAGAGCCAGGCGCTCACCATCGGCGAGATCGTCCGCCGGGGGGCATCCGGTCGGGTGGTTGCCTATGCGGCGGCGGCGAACGAAAAACAGCAATGTCTGGTCACGGGCGCCGATGGCGGGACATTCATCATTACCGTGACTCTGGCTAGTGGCGCACGGGTAGCGACCGATCCAATCGCGCACAACGCCAACGCTGCGGGTATTTTGACCGGGTTAGATACCGCCTTCACGGGCGGGGACGTGGAGATCAGCGCCGGTACCACGCCGGCGGATTTCACGGTCCACTGGATTGGCGAAGATTACGTGGGCCGGCTGCAACCGTTGCTGGAGCTGGACATTTCGGCCCTGACTACAGCAGAGGACGCGACTGTTCTGCGCACGCAGACCGGCGGCTGGGGCGGTGCGGCGGTTAATGAGGTGCACACCTGTACCCAGGATGAGCTAGGAACCGCTGGCACGTTCACGATCACCGTCGATCACTGGGATGGTACACGGGTCACCACGGCTGATATTGCCTATAACGCTACGCTAGCCCAGACCCAGACAGCCTTGGACTTGCTAACCGGAACTATACCGCAGATTACCATCGCGGGCGAGATCGATACGGATGCCGACTTGGTCTTCACCTACGATGGATCGATGTACCGAGGTCGCAATATCAAGACCTTGGTATCAATCGATGTGAGTTCTCTGACAACCACCACGACCTCTACCGCTGTAGAAACCACGAAGGGCGGTCCCGGCGGCGAAGAGGCGCCGCATGGCATCTGCCTGAAGGACGTGATCACGGCCGGCGGGGCATACACGACAAGAGGGCTGTTCCTAACCGGCGGTCCCGCAGTGGTGGATGTGGCCAAGCTGGACTTCGGAAGTGGCATTCGACTGGACATCATCGAGGGCCTGCGAAAGCTGGGCATCACGTGCAGGGACGAAGCCTAAGAACTGACTGAACGTTGGCGGCACAACAAGGAGTATAACCTATGTCGATTTTGGACGTTTTCAATACGGACATATTCAGCGCCGTGTCGCTTACCCAATCAATGAACGTGGAGCCGCCCAAACCGATGCGGATTGGTCAGATGGGACTGTTTACCACCCGGCCGCTCACTACCCGAACGGCGGTCCTTGAACGTAAAGACAGGACTATTTCCATCCTCCCAACGGCCGAATGGGGTTCGTCCGGTACGGTCGGTAAGACGGACAAGCGTGTGGCGCGCCCGTTTTCCATCCCCCACACGCCCCACGACGATGTGGTGTTGGCCAGCGAAATCCAGGGCGTCCGCAAATTCGGGACGGAGGACCAACTGGAGACCATACAGGACACGGTGCTCGACAAGCTGGACCGCATGAAAGCGAAGCACGAAGTCACTCATGAGTACCGCCGGGCCGCGGCCTTGACGGGCTACGTCTATGACGCCGACGGGGCAACAAAACTCGTTGATCTGTGGACGGACTTTAATCTCACTCGCTCTTCGCAGGATTTCGTGTTCGGTACCAGTACGTCAAATATCCGGGGGTTCTGCCTAGCTATCAAGCGGGTAATCGAACGGGCGCTCGGCAATGGCGGGCTGATCGGTCATATTCACGGCCTGTGCTCGGAGACGTTTTTCAACGCCCTGATTGAGCACGCAACAGTCACTACCGCCTACGAGCGATACCAGGCGGGTGAGCAACTGCGAAACGACCCGCGCCCGATGTTCCCCTACGGCGGGATCCTGTGGGAGGAGTACAGTGGCTCGGTCGGCGATAGAGCGTTCGTCACCGCAGGCGATGCCAATGTATTCCCCGTTGGTGTGCCTGAGCTATTCCTTGAAGCCTTTGCCCCGGCTGACAACATCGACGCGGCCAACAGCGTGGCCTTGCCCTACTACGCGATGCAGGAAGTGATGAAGATGAAAAAGGGCATCGACCTGCACACGGAATCGAACGAGCTGCCTCTGTGCTCCGTGCCTGAAGTGTTGGTCAGAGCCCATTCGAGTACGTGGGCCTAATGGGCTGATCGCCGGGCTTCGGTTGCGAATGCCCGGATGGGAATTGTGGACCGGTAGCACAGGAGACAGCGAGTGGAAGGCGTTGACTTGACCTCATTGGGGACTGGTGGCGCAGTTGGGATCGCCTTAGTGATTATCTTTCTTCTCGTTAAGCATGTGGTTGCGCGCACTGGCAACGATAGGGAAGCTAACCGCTGGAAAGATCTGTTCGCATTGGTGCGCCAGATTCATCACTGGGACCGTGATCTACATGACTGGCATTCCGCTACTGATGCCGAGGGGGTCAAGATATGGTATGTACGACGGTCGCTAGAAGAGGCGATCGTCAAGTTGGCCGAGAACATTGACAAGCAAACAGAAATTCTGCGGCAGATGCACATGGAGTTCATAGCTCTGCAACGGGAAAAAACTAAGGAGTAAATCATGGTATCGATGGTGTGGGAATGGTTGAAGTTGTGGTGGCTGCTGGGATTGCTGCTGCCGTTTCTGGGCGGCTGCGAATCGGCTGGGCCGCAGGACTTTGATGATGTAGTGCTAATTGTGGACAAGGTACGAGTAATTGCCCAAGAACAGGGAGTCAGTTGGGCTGTTACTGCCGATTTCACTGGCGATTTCTACGTCTACGAAACGTTCAAAATGGGCCTCGATTCTGGAATCAGGGTCCGGGCGCATTTTCAGGGTAACGCTCAGGGCGGTCATGCTGGTAGTCCCTAACTTGTGTCGCTCGCCGTCGCTGCGGATGGTTGCCGCCAAATCCGTCTGCGGCGGTGTAGCGGCATAACCGGAGGTGCAGTGCAATGGCGTATGCGACGCGGGCCGACATAGAGAACATTTTCGGCAAGAGCAATGTCGAACAGTGGGCGGATTTGGACAATCTTAAGGTCCAGGTCGATATCACTGCTCGGATCACAACCGCGCTTGCCGATGCCGTGGAGTTCGTTGACGACACCCTGCGGGCCGGTCCATACGCCCTGCCGTTAACGGGCACACACGCGACGCTCAAGCGGCTGACGGCCATCCTGGCGGGTGTTCGGTTGTACGAAGCCCGTGGTGTGCAGGACATCAATGACGTAACCGGCCAGCCGATCCACAAGTACGTCTGGCACAAACAGGATGCGGACCGAACCTTGAAACGTATTCTCGCCGGTCAACTGCGCCTCGATGAACCCGATGAGGCATCGATGGTACCGGCAGTAGTTACGGAGGATGACGATGACGATTGACTGGGGAGCTGTGCGGAACGGGGTGCTGATGTTGGCCGACTTATTACCGGAACAGCCCCGCAACCTTCTGTTGGAGTATGCTGGGACATTTGATAAACAGGAATACGAGGGTCGTGATCCGACTGCGGAATTGCTGGGAGTTCAGGCCGGTTTGGTTCATTGTCGGAATGCAGGTCATTCCGGTGTTGGTAATGCCTTTGCCTTGGTATCGACACTCGTGATTCGGGCATTGGCTACTAGGGTTGTCGTAGTTCCCGGAACTGCGCCCGCTTCCGCCGATGCGGCTTCAGCGGACACAGCAAAGGGCGCCCACGTAGAACCAGGACAATCCCAGTCCATTTTTCAACCCCCAGAGAGTGAGGTAGATACCAATGGCGTTTGACGCGAATTTAACGGTAGGTGTGGGTATTGCGGGGGTGGTCATAGGCAGGACCCTGACTTTCACCGGTACAGGTCATAGCGGCTTCGACGAGACGATAGATGCCGACCAGACCGACGTGGAGGTTGAATGGGCCGTCGATGTATCGGCCTTGAAGCTGTTGGTGATGGTCGCCGATCAGGATGTCACGATCGAGACTAATGACGGGGGTAGCCCTGTCGATACGATTGATCTGATCGCCAACGAGCCACACGTCTGGCACACCGACAGCCTGTACACCAAGAAGCTGACAACTGATGTCACGAGCGTGTTCATCACGACCGGTGCGGCAGCCACCCGCATCCAGTGCGAGGCCCTGACGGACGCGACGCCGGAATAAGGAATACCAGCCGATGTCTGTCAAAGTGAACTTAGCACCGCTGCGGCGCTTCCAGGATGACATCCGGCGCGGTCTGGCCGGCGGCTCCGGCCCGATCCGGGACGCCATACGGGTCTGGGCCGCCATGTACCGGGCTTTCGTCCAGGAGCGGTTCAAGCGGGCCAGCCGGGGCGGTGGCGAATGGACGGGCCTCAAGGAGGCGACGATCAAGGCCCGCCAGAGGAGAAACAAGGCCGGGCGCCGCCGGGGCGCACGGGCTGCTGGTGCATCACGGGCGGCCATCTTGTGGCAGACGGGTACCCTTGTCGGTGCCCTCCAGCCGCGATTCGGCGGGGTAGTCGGCCAACTACAGGAAGACGTCCCTTTTGGCATTCGTGTGGGGTACGGCCGCGATGCGCATCCCGGAACCGATGGGCGGGTGACCGTTCAAGACCTGGCGACATGGCACCAGACGGGTGCGGGCAACCTGCCGGCACGCCCGATCATCGTCGATCCCGATCGGCGAACGGTGGACATGATGCGCCGAGAGATGGAGGACGCGATCCGGCGATCGCTGCGGGCCAATGGCATCCGAGACTGATCCGTTTACGCAGGTCTATGACGCCCTGTATGAGCTTCCATGGAAGCGGGAGGCGCTGTGTCGGTTGGTCCGCGCTGGCAATCGTGTGTCGTACGCGGATGATGATCGCGATCCCGTTAAATCAACCGTGACAACCGCCGATTTGCCGGAGCTGCGGTTAGTCCCGTTGGGCGGTACGCCGCACCTGCAGCGCACCAGCAGCAGCAGTACGTGGCTCATGCGCTTCCAGTGGATGCTGGCTACGGCCGACCAACGTGTGCATAAATACCTATTCCCCGTCGAATGGGAGCTGCTGCGGGCCATGGCCGACTGGGGGACCTACCTTAAAGCGCTGACGTGGAAAACTGAGACGTTTGCTAGAGTGATGAAGCTCACTGATGCGCGGCTGGGAATGGTCGATCCCGAAGTGAGTCGCGGCATCAAGGGTTGGATATCCGTCTGGGCATGTGAGGTGCTCATGCAGTTTAGTACCGTAAACCTCATAGCAGAGGAGTAACATTATGGCAGTGATAAGTGGAATTAGCGGCGCGGTCGAAAAGTCGGGCGCCGCGGATATTGCCAGCGTAGGTGCCTGGAGCATAAACCTGGAAAGTGGTGCGCCGAGCCATGGAGCCAGTAACACACAAGGCGGCACGACTACGATCCCCGGAAATAACGATTGGTCCGGTTCGTATGAGGCCTTTGGCCACACCCCGAGCATTCTACCAAACCAATCACATGGTTTCTATGGAAGCATCGATGGTGTGAACGGCGCACATGGACAAATCAGGTGCAGTGCTGTAGACATCTTCATCGACATCGAGAACGGTGCGCCCATCGTCCACACTGTGGAATTCGGCGCCGATGGTGCATTGACGATCGAGGCTGAGACTGCCGCTGATGCGACTATCATAGAAGAGCCATCTAGTGTTGGGTGCAAGTTAGAACTCGCCAATGTGACCGCTCCGTCTTACGCAGTGGTACCGGACGTACGGAATATCCGCATCCGAATCATGGCCGACCTCAAGTCTTTTGTGACAAGTAATACCAGCGGCGAGACCGAGCGTGCGCCCGGTCGATTGACTTACGAGATCACCTTTAGCGTCTACACTAGTGATTTCAGCACCCTACCGGCGCCCAATGACGTTCAAGCTATACGAATCTATGTGACTCAAACTGAGTACTGGGAATTCCGATGGGGGCTCTTCACGGCCCTGAGTGACATGGGGGCGAACATTAACGACGCCAGTTTGGTCGAGGCGACGCTCACTGCCGTTATGAAAGGCGTGGCCGAGGTGAGCGGTAACCCCACAGTAGGCTTTATCAAGAAGCCGGATACATCAACGCTCTGGCCATAAGGAATAGGCGGCACCGATGACTACAACAGCACAAGCAACGGCAACCCCGACGACGGTCGAACTCGGCGGCAGGCAATACTGCGTGAGCCCGTTGCGCGACAAGGACTACGGCGAGTTCGAGAAGTGGGTGCAAGATCGCTACATGGATTTGGCCCAGCGCAATCTGGATTCGCTTTCGCCCGAGAACCAGGAAAAACTCCTCCATCACGCCTACGATCAAGCGGCTCGAATCACAATGGCCAGCCCGGAGGCCGTCCAGGCGGTCATCACCATGGAGGGCTCGGTCAAGCTCCTGTGGCTTCACCTGCGCCGTGAGCAACCCGACTTGACCGAAGAGACGCTGTTTGACCTGTTGGTGGATAGCGGCACCCAAGAAGTTGATGTGGCCGCGATGGACGCCATGACCAAGGCCATCGAGCGGGTGACGCCAAAGGTGCGGACCGCCCCGGCGTCCAAAGGCAAACGGGGCGCAAAAAAAAAGCGGATACCGACGCGGCGCCGGTAGACCGGGGAGAGCTGTATCGTCAACTGGCCACGCTCTACGGCTGGCCGCCGGAGGTGGTGGCGAACATGACGCCGGACCAGCAGATGATGTACCTGGAGGGCGAACCTCGGGAGGGCTATAGGAGTTTCGCCACAATGGCAGAGGCGCAGGCCTATTTAGATCAGAGGGCCAAACATGGCTAATCCATCGGTCACCATCGACCTAGTAGCGCGGGACAAGCGCTTCAACGCGGCGATGACGCGCCTACAGGGCGTGCTCAGAAATGTCGCGGCGCGCATGCAGCGCGTTTCCCAGGCTGCCCGCCGGATGCTGCTGGTGGGCGGCCTGGCAATGGCCGGACTTTTGAAAGCAGCGTCTGATTACGAAGAGACTATCTCAAAGTTTAAGGCCGTGTTCAAGGACCAGAGCGATGCCGCTCAAAAGTGGTCGGTTGATACGGCCAGAGTCCTGAACCGATCTCGCACAAATCTTCTGGCCTATATGGCTACATTGCAGGATACATTTGTGCCCTTTGGTTTTGCACGAGATCGGGCGTTTGAGCTATCCAAGCAGATCACACAACTCGGTATTGATCTAGCATCATTTAACAACATGGCTGATAGTGAGGCGATTCAGCTACTTACCTCGGCTCTTGTTGGTAATCACGAAGCAGTTCGCCGTTTTGGTGTCCTCATCACACAGGCGACATTGAATCAGAAGCTGTTTCAAATGGGTATTGCTGGTGGCACCAAAGCAGCCACAGAGCAAGAGAAGGTTCTCGCCCGTATCGCACTGTTATTAGAAATGACATCTGACGCTCAAGGAGATGCTGCACGAACTGCCGAATCATTTGCGAATCAGCTTAAGGGACTCACGGCGGATGTAACTGACCTCGCCGTGGCACTCGGTCAAATCTTCATACCACGCATTGGACGTCTTCTCGAATTATTCAGGCGCATGACAAGTGCAGCTAAGGAATGGATCGCGCAAAACGTCGCACTAGCTAGAACGCTGGGGGACGTAGCACTTGGCGTCGGGGCGGTAACTTTTGCGGTTGCTGGTCTCTCCGCCGCTTTGGCTACGCTCGGTTTCGGCGCTGCGGGGCTTGCAGCTCTTAGTGCCTATGGGGCAAAGCTGGCCGTTGTCGCTGCTGTGATCGCGAAAGCGACGGCCGTACTGGCCGTACCCGCGCTTGTAGGTGGAATCGTTTGGGCTTGGGTCGATCAGGCTAATACCATCAAACGTGCTGCGGCAGAGGCAGAGTATTACAATGAACGGCTGGCGGCAATCGGCCGGACATTTAGGGACTTGGCGTTGAATCCAACGCTTGCAAACCAACTCCGGGCATGGCAGGACATCAGGACGAATCTCAAAGACGTAGTCAAGACGCTGGGCGATGCCTATCAGCCGATGCTGGACAATGCCATGCGCCGCGTTCTGGAGATACAACTCGCAATCAAGAAAGCCACCGCTGAACCCACACGTAGACGAGATATTCTTGCTCCCTTCCGTGGTGTACTCGAACTATTGCGAACGTTCGCGGACTTGAACGAGCGCGGTCAGCAATTCAACGATCAACTCCAAGAGCAGGCAGACCGCATCAAGGAGATCACGAAGACCACGCACGAACGTGTGCAAGAGGAATTGAAGCTGTTGGAAATACTACGGCTGCAAGGCTTGATTACAGAGCAAGATTACGCCCGTCGCCGCAAGCAATTGGCCGAACAAGCTGCCCAAACGAGTGGGCAGGCACTAGCCGGTACATTTGAGGCCCTTACTGCAACGCATCGGCGCATTCAACAAGCGGCACTACGGCGAGCTGATCCAACTATCGCACCCATCGTACAGACCGCCCAGAACACGAAGATGGCTATCGCCGTCCAAGAGAAGATAGCACGCGCGATCAAGAACGTACTCGATTGGTTGAAGAACATTCCGCAGCCCGGCACTGCGCTAGTCGGCATATACGGACCATGACCAATGGCAGCCATAACAGTCGAACATGCTGAACGCGATGACTCCCCCCAAACGCGGCGCGAGGGACTTCAGTTCGTAGCCACCCGGACACTTCAATGCGCATGGGAGGACCGCAAGAAGCTGGAAGCCGAACTGATAGCGTGGCCCGGCCATTTGTATCCCCATGCGACGAACATGCAGGCACGAGTACACAGCGTAGCGGTCAAGCCGTTTGGTAAACAGGCCGCTGATGAAGATGGGCTTCCGGTATATATCGATGCGGTGCTGACTGTTGAATACCGAACGCCGGGCGCTTACACAGCGAGGAGTATCAGTGGTACTGCCGATAGTGTATCGGGTAGTCAGATTTACAGTGATGTCAAATACGTTGAAAGCATCGAACCAGCGATCGACAACGTAGTGCTGGATCATTCCCGATTTTTGTGGGAAGACTACACAAAACTGGAACCCGCTGAAGCGCCCAGTCTGGCGCTTCCAAGTTGGGAATATTCTTTTCACGTGCTCAATGGAACCTTTATACCGCCGGTGGCTCAAGAGGCTACTGGCAAGGTGAACAGTGGCGCGTTGACAACCCGCTTGGGGCACTTGTTCTTTAAGCCCGAGACCTTACTCTACCTCGGTCCATCAGTTAGCCGGACGATGGAACCGGGTCAAAGCGGCAGTCGGTTGGACATTCTACACAGATTCCTGTTCAAGCCCACCGGATGGAACCACTATGCCAGGTCAGCCGCGCCTACGGGCATGGAGAAATTTCAACGCATTGTACTTATAGACGCCGAAGATACTCCGTATAATACGTATGAGTTGATCAACTTGTTCAACATCACGTTTGGATAGGGAATGACCCTGCCTAAGGCGCTTACATGAATCCACATCTGCTACGTACTCCACATCCCGGTGATCCGCTAAGTGCCGAACAGGGAGCGCTTATCACTCAGTTGTTGCGCCGGACATTCACGGGCGCTGGGGTCATGCAGACTTCGCGGGGTTGGACCATCACCCAGCGGCCCTCTACGCCTGTCGCAGCGCAACGCCTCGTTCGCATCACGGCCGTCCTATCCGATCGACTTCGCTGCCAGGAAGTGCGGATGATTGATTGGCGGGAATGGCAGAACGTGGGCGAGATATTCGACGCCGCGGCCTGGCCATCACAGGAACTTAGTGACTACGAGGGCGCGGACCAGATCATTATGAAGGCCGAGAAGTACGGCACGTACTGGGTTGTGCAGTTGATGGGCGATCGTCTGCACGCGGTCTACCCGGACGCATTCTGCGAGGCCTGCGCTTGACATGCTACTCGCCAACCAATGCTGTTGGCTGCTATTCACCGAGGTCCGGGCCAATCGCCCGACGACCATCGAGGGCGTCAACATCCCGATAGGCAAGACCTTTTGGGTGGCGGACGAGATGATCGACAGCCTAAGACCGGAGGGTGGCTGCCAACGACTCGTCGGTCTGCTGGTCCGTCATCCGACCGATCAGAGGATGCGGATACGCATCTGCAACTGCCCGGACGTCTGCTACCTGGAAGGGAAGATGACCCGCGATCCGGTCAGCCAACGGATGAAGTTCAAGGCCGAGATACCGCAAGACTGCTGCCAGTGTGAGGTCCAGCTTCGTACCCTGCCGTATTGTCAACCCGTCCTGGACGTGCCGAAGGACTGTTACGACGTCACGTCCTACGATACGTGTGATCCCCCAACGTATAGCGATCAGCTTCACAGCGGTACGGGTGTGTGTTACCCACGCGGCACGCTGTTCGAGACGACCTTCCCGGTCGTCATCACCCATGATGCTCGCCTCTATTACTTCAAAGAGGTTACGACCTACCTCTGTAGCCAGACCGCGACCACGCGCCGCAGTCGTTACGTGTCCTTGACGCTGCCTACGGAGGACGAATGCCCCGGGCGCTGCCAGGTCATAATAGAGGCCCTTTACGAGCTGCCCTGTTGCCAGTGCGAGATCCGGCTGGTCTCTACCCCTAGCGCAAATGAAGACATAACGATCAGCCACAAGGACTGTGATAATCAAGGGCTGATAGTTCACTACGGGGATGTGCTCTGTTACCCGGCAGAGGACATAGTTGGTATCGATCTGCCGCTGACCATCAACGTAGGGGGCGAGACGTGGCGCTTTAAGCACGTGGAATGGTCTGTCTGTTATGATCCAACTCCGGTGACCTACTGGTGGGCTTCGTGGACAATCCACCTGCCGGACCTCACACAGTGCCCGACCGACTGCTGGGTCCAGCTCCATGCCTACTATGTGCTGCAGTGCGTCGATAAGGGGTGCCTGGCCCTTATGGAGTTCATGAATAGCCCCAAATGGATTTTCGCTGGCCAATGTACTGTCGAACCATTAGATTGCTTCAGACTTCCGATTACCGGGTGCGGCGATCATCGTTGTATGGGCTGTCACGCCTGGGCCATGGAAAAAGCCGAGAACTATTTCCATGGGCTTGTCGTGCCGTTAGAAATACGGGACTGTGATTTGCGCTACATTTCGGGCCACCTTGAAGAGAGCGTGTGTCACGCCAGTGGTGAATGCATTATCACCAACTTCATCGAGTATGAGGTGCTGCTACGCATAAACTCGTTCCACTGGAACTGCGAGTCGGGTGAAACCACGATCTGTGGTAAGTTAGCCATCTTTGCCAAAGCGGGGTGGGGACAGACTATGGCGTGTTTCGAGGCGGGCTACTGTCGCGATTGCGAGGGCACACACGTGGGGAGTACGGCATATATGGGGACACATGCAAATGATCCGGTACTGATCGGCTTCTACGACACATGGGGAGAGGCTGCGCAGGCGACGATCAACTGGCTGGAAACCAAACAATGGATGTTCGTCCCTGACGCAATCGGCGGTAATCTGATTTTGGAATAGGGTATTCGTTGAACGTCGGTACCAGCATGAGAACAAGACGCATAGTTGTGGGAGCGGCCAGGAAAGCAATAAGCTATGTCAGAGCAGAAATCGGTCCACGCCTGACGGCCGAGGCCATCCAGGCCCGACTGGTGATCTGTGAAGCTTGCGATCGATGTGAGCGGGAGGGAGAGAGATTGTATTGTAAACAATGCGAGTGTGGCCAGTGGTGGCGGAGTGAACTGCACGTTAAGATAACAATGGCGCGGGCGCGCTGCCCGCTGAACAAGTGGGAGATATGAGATGAGTCAAGTGTACTGGGTCGGTGGTGCTCCTGCCGTGGCGCAGATCACAAAGGTAACCGTGGGCGGGACACTGGCCGGTGAGACGTTCACGATCTCGATCGGCGGGGAGGTCATCGCCACACATACGGACGGCACGACCAACATCGCTGATACGGTTGCCGCGCTGGTAGCTGCTTTCAATGAATCAACTTGTCCCTACGCGGCCGGAATAATCGCCGCGACCGATGACGACCCGGATGTCGTACTGACGAGCGAAGTGGACGGTATGCCGTTCGTCATAACGATTAACACGCCGGGCGGATCGGCCACCCTCGAACAGGCCACGCCGACGGCCAGCGCGGGGCCGAACCACTGGGACGATGGGAATAACTGGAGCGACGGCGGCCCGCCTGATGATTCTGATAGTGTCATCATAGATGACCCAGATGCTCGCATTCTGTGGGGCATGGATCAGAATGCGCTTACGAGTCTTGTTCTGCACCTGAATACTTTTTCGCTCTTGGGACTTCGTCGTGACATATTTATTACGTCGGCGGATGGTACGGCCCACAGCGCCCATAGGCCAGAATACCGCTATCAATGGCTCTCCGCCGGATTCGCTGAGATAAACATAGGTAAGCTGACTGGAGGTAATATACCAGCAATCGGACGATGCAAGATCGAACAGAACCAAGCAGACGCTAGCGTAGTCGTGCATCATACTGGTAACGCGAGCCTGGACCCAAACTTGCCATCTGTACGTTTCCTCACTTCTGGTATATCTGTAACAGATGGCTTTGACATTCTGATCAACGATGCCCCTGGGGGCGTTGGTTTTGGCCTAGATAGAGATGGGGACGTAGAATGCGTACTCGGCGATGTCAAAGTCCGGGGAGCCAACAGCAAGGTCGATTACTGCGTATACAGCAGCTCGGGCTATTTGACCATATGGTGGGATGCGTGGATTCAAGAAGCGGGCACAACGCGGATATACAGCGGGATACAGTCACCGAGTACCCTACCTGCTATGGTCGTTAATGGTGGAACGGTCTACTTAGAACCATACATGTTAATGGCGGGCCTCACTATCAATGATAGTGGAACAGTGTATGAGACCAATGTCGTATTGGAATCGGACGAGATTACCACAGTGAATCTAAATCGCGGCGGGCATCTCGACATGACTGGCAGCCGCGGCACCAAGACATATACGACGGTGAATCAGGAGAAAGGGTCTACTCTCGTTCGGAACGATTTGTTGACCATAGGGACCTGGAATCTGCCGGCCGATCAAGACTACACCATGGCCCTGACGTAGGAAACGGAAAGGCGGTACGCCGTGATTAGTGTGATGACCAATCGCAACCAATCGTTGCTGGGGCTGTTGCTGATCATCGTCTGGGCGGCAATCATCCTGGCCTGCATCATAAGCGGGTGCGCCACGCTTCGCTTGGCCGATGACGTGGGCGAAGTCCGCACGTCGCTGATCGCGGCTGAACAGCGGATCGGTGAGGTTGACGCCCGGATCGGTGAGATCAACATCGGGGGCGGCGGCGACAACCTGACGACCTGGATACTGGCGGCGGGTGCCGCGCTCTACTACCCGATGGTCGGGCGTCGCCTACGAAAGCGCTGGGAGAAGGGCGTCAAGCGAAAGCGGTGGGAGAAGCATCTCCAGACACAAAACGGCAAGACGTGAGCGCTCCGTCTTTGCCTCCGCGGCCCGTGGGCTACGGCTCGCGGGCCGTGTTTGTGCTAATCTGGCACAGATTAGTAAGTCATTAGCAAGTGGTGCGCGGGACAGGCCGGGTGCAGCCTGACGGAGTGGACTCGGCAGGCTATTGTACGAGCGACAAAGCGGGGCAAGTAAGGCCCGTCGACCTGCTTAACTCGTTTGCAGCAAAGGGGTTAGGGCGCCGGCTGGGGTCACCACGGCCAATCCGTCGACCCGGCTAACGGAGATCCCAGCCTTCACGGCTTGCACGCCCGGCAGGGCTTCTTGCCGTTGAACTCGGCGTCGATGCGGGTGACGTGCGAGGATGGCAATTGAAACAGTGGCTAAAACGTTGTGGTTTTCTCAAGGAATGTTGTGATTCATTCCTGGAGCATTCCGGCAGAACTTGAAACCATATCCCGTTGAGCTTGCCTTCGACAAAGTAGGGGAAAGGCTGGTCAAAAGAGAGTATGCCCGTGGGCGGAAGCGTTCCCCAGCTCCGCCAGAAGCCTACCCCAGCATTGGGAGTGGGTGTCTTCGCCAAAAATCTAAGCAAGTACACCTTCAGAGCACTCCCATCCACGGGCAGCTCTTGACTAGGCGATACTGTGCCGCGGTAGAACAATCGCCCGACCGCCCACCAGTCCTCGGCAGAGACGCCACGCACCGGATAAAACTCTACATCCCGACTCTCCCAAGAAATGCCGATCATTTTCCACAATCCCTGGAACTCGAATCGCTCCGGGTCCCAAGCCAAAGAAATCTCAAACACATCGAATGACGCGGGCTCTTTCGCATGCGCCCAAAGCCGTAGCTCGAACACCTCGCCGACCCTTACCCACTCTGCCGGACCTATCCCCGCCCCCTGCCCTAGGCTCAGGTGTACGTCGATCAGTTGTGCCGGCGACAGAGAAGTCAACATCAACCAAATCCATAGACTTTTCATCATCAGGCAAACCTCCTCTTGCTGATTACCTCTCTCTTGGCGAACAGCCCCAGCGAAATCTCCTCAGCCAGCCACCAGCCAGGATGCCCGGGCGCGGACAGCACGTCATGCTCCCGGAGCCAGGCGGCTACCCCCACGGAATCATAGGCGGTCCCGTTCTCGGCGGCCAGGCTCGCCGCCAGACGGTCGAGGTCGAGCTGGATCAGAAACGAGTCGGCCATATCACACCAAAAGGGTCAGAATTCGCCAGCCCGATAACGTCCAGTTTCGCTTGGCTGGCGGTCGGTCGATATCGTACGGTGAAGGCGACACGTCCGCTCGATTCGGGGGCCCGCAACGCGGGGGGAGGGAACCATGCCATCACCGGAACCATCGTTCAATCTGACTGTACAGGAAATCGAACTGATTACCCTGTATCGGCTTCTGGGGGCCGACGATCAGGCTTCTTTGGTCGCCGCCGTCGATCGGCTTCTACCTCCGCCTCAACGACTTCTCCGAAGTCCTTGTCCACCGTCGAGCGAAGCCACGCCCTAATCTGTTTCGGCGTTTTGGGCTCCGTCTCAAATTGCTCAAGCTCATCAAGAGCAACCTGCCTGAATTGGGGATGCTGGAAAAGCCAGAGCATGCCCGCTAGCACCAAGCGACCGTTGTTAAGCCCAAGAACGGTGCTGGCCCCCTCGTAGGCCGACTTCAACGATGCTGTTGCCTGTACGTTGATCTGCGGTTTGTTTTTCCGCTGGTTTTTTGTTGCTGCCATAACCTTAGCGTCTATCGAGACTTGCGACGAATCAAGTCTAGAAAAACGAAATCTTCTAGAAATCCTCTTGACACCAGACGAATGGTGTGTTAGGTTTCCTAGAGAATCTAAGAGCATCGGAGAACCGAGCACATGAGTGATAAGATCACCCTTTTAGTAGATGAGGATCCGGTCAAACGCCTTGAAGCGATGGCCCCGACGTACCTGCAGGGCAAGAATTTCGCCTCGCGACGCTTTGAGTGGGCGGTTGAGCAACTCGAGCGCCTCATGGGCAACGGCCCCCCTAACAACAACCCCGGCGCCAACGAGGACGCCGGCAAGGATACGGACAAACCCGCACGGGACGGGTGAGCGACTTCCCGTACCACCAGGGGCCACCGGCGGGCGCCGCGGTTTGTCCCATGGCCGCCTGCCGGTGAGCCCCATTGAAACGTACACCGGGCCGGAGCCCGGACAATGGCGAATTCGGTAGCAAGTTCAACACGGACGTTAGGACAAGGGCGAGTGGAGTGACGGTGATGCGCGGCGAGACCAATGGCCAGAGACGGATGGAGTCTGAAGGATGCGGGTGCGGTTCTGCACGTTCATCCCAACAAGGTCACCCAGGCGATGACGCCGGCGTTTCTCAAGGTCGCCAAGCTCATGATGCACGACCCGCTGAGGACCTGGATCGAACTGCTGCTGGCCATGGAACAGGTGGAGCAGGACCTCATCAGGGCAAAGCTCAAGCAGTCGTCGATCATGCCGACTTCGCTCAAACGGCAGCACGGGTCCGCGTGAATTCGAGGCCGTCTCCTAAAGGCAGGCCGGGGGTGCCGAAGCGCGTCGCGTACTGTTCTACGGACAGACAGCCACAACGGCCCCCGGCCTGTTTGTGCGTCGAACAGAGGAGAATCAGCTATGACAGTTGCGGAACTGAAGGCTGAACTAGAAGGGTTTCGCCCTGATTGTCCTGTGGTATTCTTCGACTGCGATGAATCACAGGGCTCCCCATACTGCAACATCGTGACGTTAGAATTCGGTAACAACGAAGCAGGCACCCTGTGTTGTGTCCTGACGGGCAGTGTAGACGGGATGAGACACAGGTCATGCGGCAGCGGCGTGGCGACCAATGACAGTCACAGGCGAACGCATTGACGATAAACATGTTCGTTGTCCATGTGGTGAGCGCATTCGCTTGCCAGTCAATGACTGGCCAGTCTTATGCGATGAGGGTGAAGTGTATTTACCGCGACTTCTCGCAGTGCGATGTCCGACGTGTATGGCTGAAGTGCGACTAGATGACTGATGCGGCGGCGGCGTGTGGGAAACGCATGGGGTATAGGCGGTCGGAGTTGTCCAATGAACCGTAGCCCCTGGCAACAAGTCGGTTCGAAGCCGATCCGCCGCAGTGAATGAGTCGTGGAATGCGGATAGAACTGATAACCATAGAGCAGTGCCAAACCGACTACCACTGTGTTGTGATGATTAGCGTAAGTACGGCAGCACAATTTACTACCGTAAACCGAAAGGCAGAATGTCTTACGTGGTTCTGGCCTTGGGCACTAATGCGAGCGTGGTGGACGGCGATGTGGCACGGTTGGTGGCTAGAAAAAACAGAACGGCCCAAGCGTAAGTTAGCCGGATGGGGTTGAATGCGGCGGATGGCAGACAACAAGATGCACAGGAGTGCTCTGTAGGGGTGCTACAGCCAGAGCAAGACTGGCCCGCCGCAGTGAAAGGGTGAGGTATGAGGATAAAGAAAATCGTATCGCAAAACCGGCGTGACATTCTCGTCATTTTCTATTGTGAACACTGCGGCCACGACTATGAGGGCTGGGCCTATGACGACAGTTATTTTCACAGGTCCGTCTTGCCGAAAGAGGAGTGCCCTGAGTGCGGACGAACGGCAGGGCAGAATTCCCAGCCACGGGCCACTAAGTATCCAGACGAGGCCGTAGTGTGATGACCGACCATGAACCGGGGACAGGCGTGTGGATGTGGGCACAGGGCTCGTGGGCCGAGCTGTCTACTTGTAGACCTGAACAGCGTCCACAACGTGACAAGTTTTCGACGTGGTACAACAGCGATACGTCAATGATGCTCCGTGACCACCTAGACGCACTCCGAGGCATTCGTGGCCCAACTGATCCTAATGAACTGTGGTGGGTGCCGACCGGCCAGGGTCAACCCGAACTTGTGACAACGGCACGATGGACGGCCGACGGCCGCCGCGTCGAAGTGGAGGGCGGGTGATGAGCCACTATCCCGCCGGAGTGACTGAAGCGGATGTCTCGGGGCCGCCCCTGGAGGACTACCGCGTTTCGGAAGACTTTAGTGCTACCGTGCGCGTGAGCAGAGTTGTCGAAGCCTACAGCCTGGAGGACGCTGAAGAGGCGTTCGATAAAGCACAATGCGATCTTGGCAACCACGAGGCGGAACAAACGATCGTCGAGCTGTTCGAGCCCTGTGGGTCCGTCGAAGTTGAAAAGGTGTAAGACTATGACAATCCTCGCGAGTGAGTTGCGAAAACTGGCTGACCTTTTGGATCACGACTGGGACAAGAATATTGGCTATGTCGGTGTTCGACTCTGCAAGATTGTCGGCAACATCATTAAGGACAATGTGCGTCAGGTCTAACATGCTACGACTTGCCCAGTGGCGATCGATTCTGTGTGGCTTCTTTCGGCTGGCCGGGGCGTTCACGGCTGGGCGCCCCGCGCCAGTTATTCCTGACCGTTCCATGCCGCGACAGCCGGATCGGGGTGCGCCTCGAAGCGCCCCCGATTCGGTGGCCTGGGCGAACGTGATGACGGCCTACGATGAACTGGAACGGCGCGCAGTGGCGAGCGGTGCGGATGTAGTGATGTGATGAAACAAGAGCAAGCCAAAGTAGTTATGGATGCCGCTTACGGATTCACCGAGGATGGGGATTCTATGATACCCACCAGTCCTGTGGCGTATCATACATTGCGCGGTGCAGTTGGTGATTTGCCCGATTCGGATTTCTGGGGGTCACCTCGCATACGCGATGAATGGGCGAAGATACTTCGGGAACTCGCGGTCGCCCTGGAGCAAAAGGAGACGAACGATGCCTAACTTGCCTCATAGTCCGCGACCGTGGAAAGCCGGTCCTGGACGCGGAATAGTTTATGACGCCAATGGCATAATTATAACGACCCCCTGGGGTGAAATGCCGCAAGTAGACGAGCGCCGCGACTACATTATTGCTTGTGTCAATGCCGTGCATGAGGTCGGGGGCGATCCGCAGACGGTATTCGAGCTGCTCAAAGCGAAGGCAGAACAGGAGACGAACGATGCTAGTCCCTGCGCGTGACGAAGGGTACGAATGCGATTTCAACGACAGGCGGTGTCGCGCGGAGGCGCATAACGTCGAGATTTTTCTCCAGGTTCGCCTCGACGAAGGCAACATCGCCGACAACACCACCGTAGATTTTGTAGATTTGTGTGAAGAGCATAAGAAGATGCTGTTCGACTGTTTGCGCGAAGCACTCGCCAAGTTCCTCGCCAAACGTCGCAAGCCCCGCCGACCGCGCGAGCAGGTGGCGACGGAGGAGCCAGCACAATGATGGACGAGCTGGATACGAAAACCGAAGTGATCCGGCAGACGACGGGCTTCCCTACCGAGGAACGCCAAGTCGTCCCCCTTCGGCTTACCAAGACCGAACCCTGGCCGCATCAAGTACAGGCCGCGCGGCTGCTGGAATCGCAGACGGCTACGATGTTGGCACACGACATGGGAACGGGCAAGACGAAAGTCGTGATCGATGCGATTGTGAATTTCGGCTGGCACCAAACGCTCATCGTTTGTCCCAAGTCCGTCATCCCCGTCTGGCCCGAAGAGTTTGCCAAGCACGCGGCTCGGCCGGTCAAGGTCATCGCGCTAGGGGAGGGCCCGGTCAGCCAACGCACGGAGCGGGCTAAGCAAGCGCTGGACCTCGCTCATGTACGCGACGAGCAGATCGCTCTCATCGTCAACTACGAGGCGGTTTGGCGAGCTCTTTTTGGCCTGTTCGTTCTCGACCAAAGATGGGATCTGATCGTCTGCGACGAGATACATCGCATCAAGTCCGCCCGCGGCCGGGCCAGCCGATTCATGAAGCGCACGGCCTCCCTGGCGAGCCGGCGGGTCGGACTGACGGGTACGCCCATGCCACACAGCCCGCTCGACATCTTCGGCCAGTACCGCTTCCTCAACTGCCATATCTTCGGCCGGTACGTCACGAACTTTCGCAACCGCTATGCCGTCATGGGTGGCTACAGGCCGCCGGGAGCGACCCGGGGCGTCGAGGTCTTGGGCTACCAAAACCTGGACGAGCTGCAAGAGAAGTTCCGGTCCATCGCCCACCAAGTACGCAAGGCCGACGTGTTGGACCTGCCGCCGACGACGCACGAGAGGCGCCACGTCGAGCTCGCGCCGCCGACGCTGAGCGCCTACCGGCAGATGGAGCGCGATTTCGTTGTCCAGGTCGAGGCCGGAACGGTCACCGCGGGCAATGCCCTGACCAAGCTCTTGCGAATGCAACAGCTTACCAGCGGGTTCTTGCGCGTCGATCCGGAGGAGACGCGGGGTGAGATCGTCGAGCCGGAGATCGGGACCGAGAAGCGGGATGCCCTGATTGAATTACTGGAGGACATCCGATCGGACGAGCCGGTCGTCGTCTTCTGCCGGTTCCGCCACGACCTGGACGCCGTGGGGAAAGCCACTTTTCAAGTTGGTCGTCAGGTCTATGAACTGAGCGGCAGGCGAAATCAACTGGCTCAATGGAAAGGCAGCGAGGCCGGAGCCGTCCTGGCCGCCCAGATACAAGCGGGTAGCGTCGGTGTGGACTTCAGCCGGGCGGCTTACGCCGTCTACTTCTCTCTCGGTTTTTCCCTCGGCGATTACCAGCAGTCCCTAGCACGCCTGGACCGTCCGGGCCAAACGCGGCCGGTGACGTACATCCACCTCGTGGCCACCGGAACGATCGACGAGCGGGTATACCAGGCGCTGCAGCGTCGCGAGCAGGTAGTCAATCACGTACTGGGGATAATCCAGAAAGGAGAGCAGTTGTGTCTGGCACAGCAGAAGTAACTGAGGCAACGACTGAGGCTGTAACCGATACCGGACTACAACCACTCAAACGTTATGCCCAGTTGGCGAACCGTCGCCGTGAACTTAAGGATGAGCTGGAGACAATCGAAAGCGAGTTGAATGGTGCGGCGGAAATAGTCTTGCGTCTCATGGAGGAAATCGGCCTCGGCCCATTTACGATAGACGGCTTGACCGTCTACTTGCGGCACCAGATATGGGCCTCAGCGACCGATGTGCCCGCATTGGCTGGCTATGCCGACACGGCCGAGTTCGTCAAGCCGACGGTCAACGGCAACACAATGTCCGCATGGGTCAGGGAACTGCCTAGAACTGACGAAGGACTGCCAATCCTGCCCGATGAGATTAAGGACGCGGTGAAAGTGACGGAGAAAAGTACGGTGGAAAACAGGAAAGCGAAAGGTTAACTGATGGCAACGACTGAGATGGTAAAGGTAGGCGAATATCCAATCGTCAAGATGGACGCCCAGCGCTTCGCGGAAGTCATACGAGAGAACATCGGTGCGGCCGGCGTGTCGCAGTTCGACCTAGACCGGGCAAAGATTCCGACCGGCGAAGGAACGATGTTTGAGCTGCCAACCGGCGATGGCTCTGAAAAAGTGGCGTCAATCACGGGGGTAATCATCGGTTTCCGCGACGTGCGGGTCTACTTCGAAGGAGAGTATGACGGCGGTGGATCGCCGCCCGATTGCTTCAGTGATGACTGTGAAACCGGCCAGGGTATGCCCGGCGGTCCGTGTGCAGAATGTCCACTATCGCGGTTCGGTACGGCCCGCAACGGCCGGGGCCAGGCGTGCTCACAGCGCCGGTTGCTGTTCATCGCCCGGCCCGAGTCATTGCTGCCGCTTGTTCTCAGCCTGCCGCCGACATCGCTGGCCAACGCACGCAAATATTTCTTGAACCGGTTAGCCGGCCAGCAGCTCGTGTACTACGGTGTGGTCACACACATCGGGCTGGAGACGGCCGGCGGTAACGGCACTCCGCCACACGCAAAAGCGACGTTCAAGATCGTCGAAAAACTTGATGATGAGATTACAGCTCGGATGAAAGCGGTCAAGAGCCACCTGACACCGCATTTGAAGCGCGTAGCGGCCGACGTGACGATCAATGACGGTGATGAGACGAACGTATCGGCCTAGGGGGGACGAGCATGGAGGCCGTCGCGCGATGGTTTTTTGATGCCCTGTTCGGGCTGGCGGTCAACGATTGCGCACTGATAGCCGTGTGGACCTTACCTGACAAGAGAACGCGATTTTTTGACCAGACGGCCCAGGCTGCGGACTATGCCATGTCGCGCGCTGGGGATTCGGACGTCTACATGGGCGTCTGCCTCTACCCGCCGGGGATCAAACGCGGGCGAGGCCGGGCCGCGGATGTGGTGGCATGTCCGGCCATGTGGGCCGACATCGATTTCGGCCCACACCACAAGAAGCCGAAGCTGCCGCCCGATCTGGACGCCGCACACGAAATCCTACGGGGAGTCGGTATCGGCCCGTCGATCGTCGTCAACAGCGGCCACGGCTTGCACGCCTACTGGCCGTTCGTCGAGGCGATGAGCCCAGCCGACGGCGCGGCTGAGCTGGCCCGCCAATGGTCGGCAACCGTCCGGGCGGTCGCCCGAGCACGGGGTTACGACCTGGACAGCGTGGGCGACCTGTCACGAGTGCTGCGAGTGCCCGGCACGTTCAACCGTAAGGACAGGCCTATCCGCGTCGACGTCATCTCCGGCATAGGTGTCGCCCCCGCCCGGTGCGAGCCAGACGACCTGCGAAGCTGGTGTGCCGAGCCACAGTACGACGCGGCCAATCCGATGGCCGTTGCGACGGTCGATATGCTGGTGCTGCGAGCCGAGGCCGAGCCGCCGGTGGGGAAGTTTACGGCCCTACGCGAGAACGACCGGCGGTTCCGCCGAACATTCGATCACGACCGGCCGGATCTGACCGACCAGAGCCCAAGCGCGTACGACCTGGCGCTGGCCAACACGGCGCTGGCCGCCGGGTGGACCGACCAGGAAGTGGCGGACCTCATCGGCTACTTCCGCTGCCAACATGACCTCGCGCCGGCCAAGGCCCTACGACTGAACTACGTTCAGCGAACGATCGGAACGGCCAAGGCGCACCAGCAGGTAGGAGCGGCGGTGGGGGAATTGGAGCGGATGGGACGGCCTGCCCATTCAGCCGGCGACGAACCGGTCGAGGATGCTGACCGAGAAAAGATTTTAGCCCTACTTAGTAAGATCTTGGGCGTTCCGATCGTTCGGTGGGTTCAAGACAGTCGTGAGGAAGCGATTTACAGCCTGATTTTACGAGACGGGACGGACATTTTGATCGGGCCGGTCACGAATGTGATGAATCAGGTGGCGTTTCGCGGCCGTCTGTATGAGACGACGGGCACAGCAAGCAAGAATGTCAAGGGCCACCAATGGGCCCAGGTGCAAAACTATCTGGGATTGATCCGCGAGCTAGATGAAAACCCGGAAACCGGGAGGGTGAATCGGCTACGAAATTGGGTATCTGCCTACACGGAACACGTCACGGTCTACCCCTCCGAAGACCGCACCCAAGCGGCTGGCGGTGGCCATCCATTTACACACGAAGGAGAGCTGTTCCTGCAGGCGAACGCCTTGGCTCGGTTCGTCCGCTACTCGCTGGATGAGCCTGTGAAAAAACGGGAGGTACTGATGCTTTTGCGGTCTGCCAGCTTCTCACCGCGTGTCATTTTCGCCCGCGGCAAAAGTGGCAATCCAACCACGCGTCACTACTGGACGGTCCTGCAAAACGAAATAATCCAGGGGGGTACAGAGGGGGTAAAAGCGTTTCGAGAAACCTAAAAACCCCCCTAAATTAAAGAAATAGCTAAATAACCCTTATGGCATAAGGACTTAGCAATCAGAACATTGTGAAATCATTTAGAGAAACGCTAAATGGCGCGCGCAAGTATTGGTAATTGTTAAAATGGGTAAGACAGAATTGGTCATCGGCCCCCCGGGGTGTGGTAAAACGACTGCCCTGGGAGCTAAAACGCGCGAGGCCGTTACTAATGGATCACGGGTCTTAATTTGCAGCCTGACTCGAACAGCCGCACGTGAGGTGGCAGGCCGGGACCTACCGGTCAGTCAGGAGTGCATTGGAACACTTCACAGCCATGCCTATCGCTCGCTGGGGCGCCCGGGGGTGACAGAGGCCCACCTGCCGGACTTCAACGCCGTGGCGCCCGGGTATGGGCTATCCAGCGGGATCGTGGACGGTGATGACCCCTACCAATCTCGTGGAGGACAGACGCTCGGTGATGAATTGCGGCAGGAGTACGACCTGCTCCGGGCCCGCATGATCGACCGGGCCCTCTGGCCAACCCGCGTCCAAGGCTTCGCCCAGGCGTGGGAGGATTGGAAACAACAACTGGGCGTCCTAGACTTCGCCGATATGATCGACCATGCACGCGAGGGCGGCGGTCCGGCGCCCGGCAATCCCAACGTCATTCTCGTCGATGAGTGTCAAGACCATAGTCGAGCGGAGCTTGAACTTCTACGAACCTGGGCGAGATATGCCGATCAGCTCGTCCTGGTCGGCGACCCCTGGCAATCGCTCTACACCTGGCGGGGGTCCTATCCGGAGATGTTTGCCAGCCCCCGCGTGGGTCTCGAATCTCGGTCCGTCCTGTCTCAATCCTACCGAGTGCCGCGGGCGGTCCATCGGGCGGCCCTGCGGTGGATCGGGCAGCTCAGTACGTATGAGCCGATTCGCTACGAACCACGGGACGAGGACGGGCTGACGACGGAGATGCCAACCACCCGGCTTGCCCCGGAGTCGATCATCGATCAGGCCGAGCAGTGCGTAGCCGATGGCCAGACGGTGATGATCTGCGCCACAGCGGGATACATGCTCAGCCCGACGCTGCGCGTCCTGCGCGACCGGGGCGTGCCGTTCAGCAACCCGTGGGGAGCAAAAAAGGGGCAGTGGAACCCGCTACGCGTTACACGGGGGGTATCGACGGCCGAGCGTATTCTGGCACTATTACGGTCATTAGTACGTGAGCGCCACGAACGGGGTGAAGGCGGGATTTCCTTCAATTTTGGGTGGAATGATTCCGACGGGGACGTAAAGTCCACGATTGCTGCACTTTTTCAAACGTGCGATGCTTACAAATTTCTTGCCCTCACCACGGGAGTCTTACGAAAAGGTGCCAGGGACGAGCTAGCTCGGTGTGCAGCCGGTGACAGCGCGCTTTCACATCAGCCATTCACGGACGAGCACGTAGATCGCTGGATCAAGCCGGACCAGGCGCCGATCGTGCATCGTCTTATCAACGGCGAGCTCTCAGCCGACGTGGCGTTGCGCTGGTGGGAGGACCATCTACAGGCCGGCCGACGACAGGGCGCCCAGTACCCACTCCGTGTCGTCCAGACGCACGGCACCGTCGCCCTGGCCGAATTGCCGCGGCTCTATATCGGGACCGTCCACAGCTTTAAGGGCGCGGAGGCGGACGTGGTGTTCATCTATCCCGACCTGTCACCGGCGGCCATGCGCGAATGGCTTTCACACGGCACCAACCGGGATGTCGTGCTGAGGGTGTTTTACGTCGCGCTGACCCGCGCGAGGCGCGCCGTATACGTCTGCCGTCCGTCCAGCGGGATGTCGGTGAACGTGGGGGAGTATGTGAACTAATGCCTACTGAATCCACCATCGTCCGTGCGATCATCCGCCATCTACGAGAGCTCCCCGACTCCTGGGTGCTGAAGGTCCACGGCTCGTCCTTCCAGCGGCGCGGAGTGCCGGACATCCTGTTCATCTGGCATGGCCGGTCATACGCCTTTGAAGTCAAGTGTCCGGGCAAGCGCTTGACACGGATACAAGAGGTGGAGATCGAACGATTGCGCAAAGCCGGTGTGCTCGCTGTAGTGGTGCATAATGAGGTCGATGTGATCCATGAGCTGATGATGGATCCCCGCCGCGCGGCGAAAACAGAAAGTGCCTCCGGGGCGGCCGGGAAGCGTTCACAATCGCCGGATTGTGCCCGGCCGCCCATACTTCAAGACGAGAGGAGTCAACAACGATGACCACCACAGCATGGTGCCCGAAGTGTTTGGCAGAGCGGAAGCCTGGCATTGACACGCATTGCGGAGAGACGAGTTTTTATCTGTGCAAGGTGTGTAATGTGGGTTGCAGCATAGTCACAATGGACGAATTGGTGATGAGAAAGTACAGATCCAACGGTCGAAGCGCATATGGAGAGCCGCAGGAACGGGCTGCCGAAGCACAAATGGAGCTCGATGATGGCGGGTAACGAACTGAAACTCTTAGCTCGAATTGAGAACTTGGAATTAGCAGTGTTGATTCTGACTAGAGCTTGTAGCGAGCACCCTCAGGTGCAATACCATCTCAATAGAGCACGGAAGGAATTTCAGCCTGCTGTCGATGTGGAACATTCATACAGTCCAATCGTGGCCTTCAACGACTCAGAACCAGGTGATGATGACAGGTAAAGAACTCGGCGAACGGTCGGCGTTTCCGACACACTATGAAGAGGATCTTGAGGGCTTTACCAAATGGGAAGTCGCCACACTGGTGTTCCTACGAATGTCGGCCGGTTTAGCGTCCGGGCGTGACAATCAGGCAATACAGTGGGCATGTGAACAGGCCGACACACTGTTCGAGGAGTAGGCGCGGCGCCGGGTGGAAGCGGAGGGCAAGTAGATGACGACAACCGAGAAAGAAAGGAACCTGAATGATGACGCAACAAACTAGCCTAACGACGTGGGGTGATTTTCTGTGGTATCGAGAGACGACACAAGATTCGCCCATGGTTGATCATGCTCGTGTCGTGCGTATCAGTCCATCGTGTTATCGTGCAGGCCATCAATGCGGCATTGTTGTGGGACTGGTATCGGGCGGAGTGATAGGTTTTATGGTTGCGTGTGGCTTATTCGGAATACTTTAACGAAGGGCGGGTAGATGACGGGCGAGACGGTATCGCATCAACGTCTAACGCAAATTCGCTGGCAAGGCGAGGGCAGGTGTATTACCTGTGGAAAGTTGCGCGAACTGGCTGGTACGACCCATCACTGCGCACTCCACGCTTCTAAACATCGCATACGTAATCGCAAGCGTGCTGGATGTAAACCCTGGCACCCCGGCGGTCGCGGCAGGCCGCCGATAGGATCGAAAAGAAGAGACCGCAAGATGAATCTGTATGCGTTTCTAGGTGTTACTGGCAGAGTGATGATAACTTCCAAATGTCCGGTCTGGGAGTTATTTGAAGGAACAGAAAATTGGGAAAGAGAAGCATGGTCCGATGTGGAAGGCATTATCAAGCTTAAGCTCTTCGCTCGGTTTTTCGGCTACGTGCTAACAAAGAAGGATTCGGCGGACCTCCTACGCTTCAACTCCCGGACGCTGAAGCTCACCGGCTCGTGGACGATGGCGTAGTTCTGGAAGTAGCTCAAGGGAGTGTTTGGTGATGACTGACAAACCGGCCTTACCACCGTTTGACGAATCGACGCAATGTCCGAAGTGTGGCGATTGCGACATCGCGATATGCTTTTGTAAGGGAAGTATCTGGTCATGGGAATGTGCCTTTCGCCAACGGGGCGAACACCTACACCGCCAGTGCCGTCGATGTCACTATGCGTGGCTGGAGGCGTGTCGTGATGACTGACGAACAATTGCGACGGATTATCGAGGCGCTGATCGGGCTCCAGAACACGGTGCGCCTAGCAGTTATTTGGTTGGGCTTGCTCCTTGTAGTGCTCATGGTGGCGGTGTTATTCCGAAGCTAAGAGGCGATGCGATGACTGACAAAGAACTGGAACCAATTAGGAAACGGATCACGGACGGGCTACCGACCGTGATGAAAGGACTTCGAGAGCAGCACACGTTTCCAGAAGTTGCCAGATACGTTGCAGTATCTCGCACCTTCTTAATAGCCGCGTGTGAAGACGCTTCACGAGTACTCGACGAGGTGGATCACTTGCAAAACGGCCTGCGCGAAGTATGTCGTGGCCTATTGGGCGAACGGCCGAAAACCTGTTCGGCACGTGAAGCTGGGGCATGGGATGTGGTACGGGAATGCCGGAAGAACGATCCGGCGGAATGATCCAACAGCGGCCAGTGAGGGTATGATGACTGACAAAGAATGGGCGGACCTCAAGGAACGGGCAATGACGGCTGGTAAACAATCTGAAGCCCATAAGGTGATCTTGGAAGTGGTCGATGAGGTGGACCGACTGCGAGAAGGATTCGCCTCTGTAAACAAGGAATGGAGCAGTTTCGAGATGCAGTATGATTGGCTTAAGAACACAATAGAGGAGTGGTGTTCGACGTAAACCCAACAGCGGCCAGTGAGGGCGGCGATGAGCACGATTGTGGTACCTGACTTCACTCCAACCAAACGCTCGCCGTGCGCCTGCCTGTGTGGGCGGCGCCCGCTGTTCTTTTCGGAGCTGAACGATGAATCAGATGCCGTTGATTGATGCAGAAGTGATTGAAGCTAGTGAGGTGCCTGCTAAACCGTTGGATGTATTTCAGGTGGTGGGATATTACAACCCTGAACAACGTTGGGTAGGTAAAGGCCTATACTCGAGCAAACTGTTTGCAGATGCAGCGGTTGAACGTCTGCTGGCCAAGCCGAACTACACTCGTGTAGTCATCTTTCGCCTTGTGTACGATCCGAACGCGGAGAGCGGTGAGGCAACACAATGACCAAGATCGCGTGGGTACGTAGGGAAGACACAGTCCCCGTAAGTTGGAACGTCACCACGGGGTGCAGCCCGATCAGTGCTGGGTGCCGGAACTGTTACGCGGCAGGGATAGCGGTCACGCGGCTAAAGCACCACCCACGATACGCAGGGCTGGCAAACGATGGGGGAGACGGGGCTTTTTGGACCGGTGAAGTCCGCTGCCACGATGAGCTGCTCGCCGTGCCGCTCCGCTGGCGGAAGCCGCACACGGTGTTCGTCGATTCGATGAGCGATCTCTTTCACGACGGGGTGCCGAGCAGTTTCATCCAGCGCGTGTTTGCGGTAGCACATTCGCGCCCCGAGCATACGTTCTTGTTTTTGACCAAACGGCCAGAGCGGATGGCTACGGAGGTTGAACTATTCTTGTGCTTTAGCCAAAAGGAGAGGCAAGATCCTCCTGCTAACGTCTGGCTCGGCACGACGGTCGAGAACGGGGCCAACTTCGGGCGGGTTGATGAGCTGCTCAAGTGTCCGGCGGCCCTGCGGTTCCTCTCGTTAGAGCCGTTGCTGGGGCCGATCCATATTCCGATGGACGCATGGCCATGCTACGACAGCGGAGAGGACATTCCACCGGAGGAGCGGGGCGAATGGGGTCTGCCTGCTCGTATCCCTGGCATCGACTGGGTCATCGTCGGGGCCGAGACCGGCCCGCACGCCCGGCCGATGGAGCTGGAATGGGCGATGAAAATCCAAGAGCAATGTCGTGATGCGGGGGTGCCGTTCTTTTTCAAACAAGGACCAAAGGGTGTGGTGATTCCGGCCGAGCTGTGCGTGCGGGAGTTCCCGCGATGACCACTCGATTCATCGAAGCCGACGTGCTGCCCGGTGTCAACCCGCTGTTTGCGGAGGTGGATGATGCTGTCGTACCCACGTGAAGGTCAGGTAGTCCAGATGTGGTACCGTGACAAGACGATGCCCTTGCACGGTCTGACCGGCACGATCGTGATCGTCTCGCGTGGGCCGGGGCCCCGTAATCACGGGATCGCGGTTGATGGGGTGATGTACGTCGTCAACCGTGGGCATTTGCGAAAGGTGGGCGATGAGTAAGCCCGGTCGCGTAACGGAACAGCAACTCGTGGATGTGCTTGTCCAGTATTTCGAGGCCGACCACATCGTGGGCTATGAAGTCGAGCACTATGAGCGGCGGATCGACGTAGTTGTCTTGCGGTCGGACACGGATGAATTGTGGGCGATAGAAGCCAAGGTTGCGGCCTGGAAACGGGCGATTTCGCAAGCTGTCGTAAGTCAGGTTGCGGCGCAGCGGTCATATGTCGCGATGTACGACAAACACGCACATCGCGTCGACCGCTCTCTTCTCGACGAACAGGGCATCGGCCTGATTGCCGTGGGGACACGCAGGGGGCAGGTCAAGATTCTCAAAGACGCTCCCATCAGCCGCTATATGAATCCCCTGATGGTGAACAACATTCGATCGCAGTTGTTAATGTGGAGTAAGCGATGATGACTGAGGGGCAGGTACAACTGGCGATCTACTGGCGACGGCGCAGTGCGCGGCTGGTCATGCCGAACTACACACCCGCCGGGTGGTGGGAATGTGATATGTTTGTCGTCATGCGGTCTGGCTATTGGCATGAGTTCGAGATCAAGCTGACGGCCACCGATCTTCGGGCGGACGAACAGAAGGTCCGACAGGGGCGAGCCTGCTTCTACACCGGTCGGTCTCCGCCAAAACGATGGAAGTATTCCCAGCTCGCGGCGGGCGACCCCAAGGGGCCATCCCGCTTCACCTACGTCGTGCCACAGGCGTTGGCAGAGGAGAAGTTCCCCGATTGGGCGGGCATTATGCACGCCAACCAGAACGAGAACGGCAAGATCTACCTGGAGGAAGTCCGGCGGCCACCGGCCTTACACCGGCACAAGGTCGATCAGCGGGTGATCGAGCACGCGCGCGGCGTCTGCTACTACAGGATGTGGAACGAGCGGCTACGGGCTGAAACGCTGGCTGACGACCGGCACAAGGCGGCGGTGGAAAGGAGCCAAAGCGATGAGTAAGCTTCCCACCATCCGTCTCCTCGGCGTAGACCCATCATCAACCCGCACCGGCTGTGTCATTATGAGCAGCCCGACCGAGATTGAGGACGCAACAATATGCCGTCCTTGTGATGCGAAGGCATCGCCTTTTGAACGGGCGATGTCGATGGCCACTGACGTAAGGGCGATTATCTGGAACAAACAAATCACCCACGTCGTGATCGAAACGCCAGCTCTACATGCCCACGGTCATGTTCTGCCTCGCGCCCGAGGCCACGGGCTAGCCATTTACGGGATGGCCGTAGGGGTAATTCTCTACGCCATCGGTGCGGCAATTGATTGGCAGAACATGACTGCCCTGCCGGCCGACGAATGGGTAGCCCCCCGCACGTCCAAGGCACGGCGACAGGCGCTAATTGCTGCTGAGTTCCCGGCCTACCGCACGATCATGGATGCGGGCAAAGACCCCGGTCGCGATATATCTGATGCGATTGGACTGTGTGTGTGGTGGCGGGGCCAGAGACAGAAAGAACAGGCGTTACGGGAGGTCCAAGATGAATAGACCCAACAAGCTGTATGCGTTTGCGGTAGGTGATGAGCCCAATGGTCCTGCTGTGGCGGTGTATTTGACCAGTAGACCCCCTACGTGGTTTAAGGATTTCCATGAATGGCAAGCTGACATACACAATGAGGGCGTGGTGGGCAGTCTGGACCCCTGGCTATTCGCTGCCCTTTTCCCCCATGCTGGTGATATGGACGACAAGCGGCGCTTGCTTACGTTCGATGCTCACAGCCTGAAGCTGTTGAAGTCGTATTACCACAAGACCGCAACGGAGCAATCGAGATGAAACGGGTGAGGTGGGTTAAAAAGCGTTGTATCGGATACAGCTCTTACGCTACGGCGAAGCTGGGAAACTTACGCTTCTGTGTCAAGCGCACCAAAGGCACTCCAGTATTCCGTGGGGAGGCTACCTCGACAGAATCTCATATCTTCTTGCTATTAGTATATTGCCCCACAGCCCTGGCGGCCAAGCGAGCTATCGTAAGAGACACCCGCGAGTTCTTGGAGGAAGCACTGGAGACCCTGAGGTGACGACCACAACGACCTATCGGGTGGAAGAGAGACAACCGTGGTGGCCTGAAGGGAAGTGGGCACAAGGTTGTGTGTCTGTCCGTGATTGTACTGCTCTTGCGTCTGTGCGAAGGCGGTGTGAATGGATGTATAACCGCGAGACCCTGCGGAGCTGTGTTCGCATTATCGAAATCAAAACGACCGAGACGATAGTGCAGGGGCTGAGAGTGGAGTAACGACCTGACAAAGGAGCGTTTGGATGTATGACGATGCAAGGGCAGAGCTTAAGGAACGGGACAACGACTGCGAGAGGCTGCAAGTCCAGCTCACAGCTCAACGGCAGGTGATTGAGGCGGCGTGTCACTATGTGGTGATGTGCGATAATACAGAGAGCGTTGATAGTCCGAAGGTACATGTGGCCCTGCGTCGTCTGCGGGACGCCGTTCGCGAGTACCAAGAAAAGGTTAAAGGGAAGACCTAACAAAGGAGTTTGAACGATGGTCAAAAGACTAATCCTAGCGTGTGTGCTGTTGCTGGCAGTGACCCTGTCGGCCTCAGCCCAACAGATGAGATTGACAATCGAGCGCAAGGCCGATGTGATCGTTGGCAGGGAAGCGTGCTTCCACCTTGTCGCCACCCCGGTGGGGGAGCCGGTGAAGGTCACGGCCATCAAGGTGGTGGTGAATTTTGACCCGACGATCCTGAAGTTCTTAGCCGTCGAGCCGGCCGACATCGGATGGGGCATCACGGCCGTCGGCGCGGACGGCACGAAGTCGCACGAGGACCTGGTCAAGGAGGGGGTATCCCTATTCATGGCCGTGCTGTTCGACCGGAGCAATCCCCATGCGAGCTTCACACCGGCGGAGGGCGGTAGCGTCCTGTTGACGTACCGATTTCGTGTACTCAGAGAAGCCAAGTATTCGGCAGTGCGGATCAGCCCGTCTTACGGCAAAGACACCGGTCACTGGCGGACGATGGTCCAGTCCGTCATCCTTGTCGGCGACCGCAGCGAACCGATCGACGTGATGATCCCGTTGGACGCTCAGGCATTATGTGCGCGCCCGATGGATGGTCGGGTGACACCCAGGGACCTAATCAAGGCACGTCAGGCGGATGTGCCGTGGTGATGTTATGAAAACTCCACCACACCTACGATTGGTTGACGCCGATCGCTTAAAGGTACAGATCCAGTTTGAGCCACGGGATATGTGGATTGGTCTGTTCTGGCGAGTGACGAGGGATGTGCCGGCCCCGGCGAGCATTGTCCATTTATATGTGTGTCTAATCCCGTGTTTCCCCTTGCATCTTACGTGGCTACGGGACGGAGACGCAACTGCCGCCCGCAAGGCGGGGGTGCCGTGATGATGATCTGCCTGCCGATCGCTGTCGCGCTCTGCCTGCTCTTGCTTGCTCTTGTACTACTCGGGTGGGATCGACCGGGCCTGCTCTTCTTGATCGCGTTGGCTAGCCTGGTGGGGGGACTAATTTATGGCCACTACTATCCGGCGTATTGGGTAGTGGCGGTCACTCTGTACTTTAGTGTCGCACTCGTGATGGGCGCGGCGGCGTTCTGGGCCAAGCTCAGTGATTAGGCGACCTACCTGGAGCACCATATGGTCTCGACCTGGATGATGATCGCCCTAGCGATTGCGTACGCTGATCGTTCTTGCCGCTGCGTGTGAGCGGGATTGGTCGCGTGCTTTGTATTTCGTCGGGGCGATCCTGATTACCGTGGCGATACTGTGGATGGGGCATAAGTGAGGTAAGGCGATGAGTAAAGCAATGACCGTTGACGATGCGGAGGCGGCTCTTCGGCTGGCAGCTATTGAGTACGCGGCAGCGCGCAGAGCATGGTGTCGCAGCCAGAGTAGTGGCCAGCCATCGCTTAGTTTGCGGAGGGATTCCATAGAAGAATTGCACCATCTAGGCCGCGTAGCCCGTGCGTATTGCGATGTGATGGAGGAGCAAACTGAGGGCAAAGGGGAGGAGTCCGATGAGAGCTAAGGTCAATATCCCGCTGTGGATGAATGCCATGATCTGCGACGAGATGATGGAATACTGCAAGGTCCACGGCGTGTTACCGACCGACTTGGTCTACCCCGCTGACAAGGACAGGAAAACGGTTGAGGTCCGCTGGGGGCTGATCAAATGGATGCACGAGACGTTCGCCTACAAACGCGCTTAACCGGGCCGACCTGCACAATTCGCGCTTGCGACGTCAGAAACGGCGATACTGGGTAAGTGGCCCTCGGTCTCGCATCCGGTGATCGAGCGCATCCTGCGGATAGACCAAAGTACGGTCGCTCATGCGCGAAAGAAGATGCGGAAATGCGAAGCGGCTGAGGCGGCGATGCAGTTACACGAGATGGCCGTGCGGGATGGAGAGTGTGGGTGAACAATGAATGAGAAGATATGCCGTGTCTGTCGGTGGTATGAACAGCTCAATCCTAACGACCCGAACCCTTTCGGTCTGTGTCATCGTTATCCGCCTTTTGTGTTTTTCGGTGATGACCCGGAGGACTACGTGGCGTGGCCTGAAGTAGAGCAGTCGGATTGGTGTGGCGAGTGGGCGAAGAGTGATGAAGAGAATACTGAGCTCGAATGACCGACCTTCCCCACATGCTGACCGTCCGCCAGGTTGCGGAGACCCTGCACCGCCGACCACAGTACGTCCGCGACCTGATCCAGGGCGGTCAGCTCCGGGCTACGCGCATTGGCCCCCGCGGCGAGTGGTTGGTGTTCGCGGATTCGGTGTGGGTCTTGCTCGGCGTTTCGATTCGGAAGCAACGGAAGCCGCAGTCTTACTATGATCGGCGGGCGGCACTTGCAAGGGCGAGACGAGGCTACGTGCCACGTGCCGAGCGCGAGCGTCACGCACTTGTGCGTAAATCTGGACGATAGACAGGTCACGATGTCCGAGCGCAGCGGCCACATCCGATATATCGCATCCCTGATCCAGCATCGTTTGAGCACGGGTATGCCGGAGCGAATAGATCGTTTGCAGACCGTGCCGTTGAAGGATCGACCGAAGCCCCGCTACGGTGTAGGGCTTGCCGAGTTGGCTGCGGAAAACGTATCCGGTCCGTGTAGGAACGGTTCGCAGAACGGCTATCGCGTCGGGTGACAGATACAACGTGCGTGCGGTACCTGTCCGTGCGGTCTTATGCTTGCCAAGTACGCAAACGGCTCGCGGCAATTGTACGTCTTCCCATCGCAATCCAACGGCTTCACCAGGACGGGCGCCAGTTTCCAAGATGAAGCGTAGAACATTGCGGGCCCGTTCCGGCAGGCTGGCAAAGGTCGCCATCAATTCCGCCGGCCGGGCATCGCGTGGTCGAACGAGCGGTTTGGGAAGATTGGGCGCCTCCGGTAGTGTCGCCAAATAGTCGTTTTTGATGCACCACCGCAGAACGCGAGTGGCAAGCCGGACCTTGTGGCGGATGGTGCTGGCGGCTTGCTTTTGTCGCCTGAGGTGACGTGTGTATTTGGCCAGATGGTCCAACCCAAGGCGATCGAGTTCCGTGGTGCCAGCAAAGTCGTCCCAGGCATTCAGTATCCAAACCTCCCACTTACCGCCGTAGATGAGTTGCCAGGCGGCGATAGCCTCGGCGACGGTCTCAGGTCGGTCGGTGGGCGCCTCGTGGCCTACGATCTCGCCGAACCGGCGATATGCCTGGGCCATTTTGGTTCCGAGGTAGTATTTCCGGTTTCGATACCGGCAGAACCACGAATTCCGGGACTTGTCGTATCGTGGTTGCGATGTCCAGCCCATAATCAAGCGTCCGAGTCGACGGCTAAGCGCCCGATGCTTAGTATACCATACGCCGGATGTCTGTTGCAACCCCTTGTCAGATAAAGACTTATGTCGGGGCGACTGGATTCGAACCAGCGACCTCTTGACCCCCAGTCAAGCCCCCGTTTCACGTGAAACATTTTACAACCCCTTGCCTCATAGGGGTTTACGTGTTAGTATACTTTGTGTAGACTCGGTCGCTCGGTATTGTCAGACGGCCCATCAGGGCGGGAGATTGACGGGCAAGCGACCGAGTGCTGGCGGCCCCGCAGGGTGCCGTCAGGGGCCGTGTAATGGCGCGTGGCGGCCTGAACGCGGGCAGGTGATGTGATGGAACTATGATCGATTTGCGCCTCAAGCGGGTCACGATCAACGTTGAGTTGCGAACGACGAAAGAGCACCGCACGATTGGCTTGTGGCGCTTTCGGCGTCAACAGTACCGGTGGGTTAATAATGTGCTTTGCCTAGAGGCTACGTTCGACACCACATATCCCATAGCTCCACAGACGGGGGATCGAGTGGCGTTAATCGCCAAGGCGGGTGTTGAGCTTGTTGGGCACA